TTTTGGGTTAGGGAAAACGTCCTTAGTATCTTTACTGATTTTGGCCCAGTAAAATAAAACTTGTTCTTCATCAAGCTCTTCAAACTGTGCTTTAAGTAACGTTATAGCAGAATGGCTAAAAGTTGAAATTAAAGGAGTGTTTGAGTCTGTGATGAATAATGATGAAGCTTTGTCATATATAATCCTCTCTTTTGTTTGATCCATGGGTCTGGTTGAGATGTGAATTTTACCAAGACATCGTCTAACATCTATAATAGATGTATTGTTGACTGATGGTCTAGGGTAAATTCTGCCAAGAAAAACAATTGGTTCGTCTGATGATTGTACAGCAGCTTTTGGAATACAGCCTAAGAGTTTGCAAGCATTTGCAAAGGCTGGTGAACTAAGGTCTGGGGAGATACCGTCGTCACCGCCATAGACACCGAGATGCTTATATGCGTCAATAGGTGCTAAGCCTGTTAATCGATAAGCAATGTATGCAATAAAAGCATTGTCTATGGAATTGAAGAGGGATGTGCCAGGAGAACCCGACAACCTCGAAAACAATGTGGTGTATTCAATTTCAAAACTGGTTTTAACCTTTTGATTGATCTCTGATGCCATGATTGTCATTATTTCATTAGCATCATCAGTTGAATAAGCTCGCAACAAGATAAGTTTTTCTAAGATGTGAAGTGCATAGGAATGTGTACCATCGAATTTCGAAAAATCGGTTGGTAAAACAGTCGTACTACGCTGACAGATCTCATGAACTTTAGTCGCTATGGCACTTGGGGAATTGCCAAAAGCGTACCACTCAGTCGATTTAAGAAGGGTGGCTAAAGGAAAGGTGTATCTTGAATATCTTACTCTGTGCTGTACAGAACAATTTGTAATGTTTCTTGGCGCCTTGATAGATGAGTATGGTTCTTTCTTTTGAAATGCTTGGGGGCCTCTAATACGCCAGCCCAAGATTGAAAGTACTCTTTCAAATGAACTACGTTGTGTAGGTTTGATTTGTACTTCATCAACTTGACTCTCACTCAACGGGGTCATTGTGTGAGGTTTTGGAATTAGCAATTTGGAAAATTCCTCCATGTAATTTAGAATAGATGATTTAAGTCTTTGTTCTTGAGGTGCAACTTTGTAAAGGCGCTCAGAGATAATTACTCTATCTGAGTCTGGGCCAAATGTGGGGACTTTGCCTTCATCAAGAATAGGTTTCATTATTAACCTACCATAACTCTTGATTTCCTCGCCATGTATTGATGTAAAAGAACTTGGTTTATAATTGACATCAGCATCTTCCAAAGCGAATGCGTCTGAATCATAAACAATTGGTCTACCAGCAGTAGCTTGTATGTAATCAAAACATAACTGTGTTGCAGTTGCAATTTCTAAATTTAGGGTTGATTCGTTGATAGTTCGTAAAAACCGTTCAACTGTTGCTAATTGAGCTTTCTTATCATGATCGAGATTTCCTTTAATACATTGAAATGTATTCAATGGCATGAGTGCT